AATCTTTGTTGCAACTGGGGTTGGTTCTGGTACAGGTACAGTCTCTATCTCCGGCGCAATTGGTCCAATTGTAACCATAGCTAGTGCATAATGACTATTGTAAAAATGACTAAGGCTCAACAAGTTGAGACTGAAATCGCTGTGCTTCAAGTTCAAGTTAATAACATTGAAACAAAAATCAATGATATTAAAGACAACTTGAAGCAAGTACATGATTGCGTTCATGCAAACGCTGAGGAAACTCAGCGTTTGATTAAAGAATTACAAGAGTCTAATGAGAAATCTCATAAAGCATTAAATGAAAAAGTTTCTGCTTTAGAAAAATGGAGATGGATGCTCATGGGAGCCGGAGTCGTTATTGGATCTATGGGATTTGACTCAGTAGCAAAATTACTGAAATAAAAAAGAGAGACTTAGGTCTCTCTTTTTGTAAGTGCGTATAGTTTTGATTGTACGATATCAAAGTTCACAGTACTAAACAATCCTGGATGCAATGGCTTAGGATATTGATTGTCGCCAACCCAAGCATATCCACAATGTTCTTCGTTTAGTATAGGAATAAATTCTTCTGTGACTGCACAAAAAAATGTATGATAAGTGAAGGATTTATTTACAAATTTTTGTATTGGAATTAGTTTGGCATTTTCAGGAAAATAGTTAATCTCTTCTAAACATTCACGCTCTAGGCCCTCTAGTAGAGTTTCACTTTCTTCAATTTTACCACCAGGTATTCCCCAGTTACCTAAATTTTTAGGATCCGTTCTAAGAAGATAAAAGAATCTGTCGGTACCTGAACAGTAGAAAAATACACCTGCTGAAATGTTCATATTATAATTTATCTTTCTAGATAACCACAGAATAATCTCCTTGGTCATACCATCCATCCACTGATTTCATCCAAGCACCATTAACATATCTATACTGTATATTTGTTGTAAGATTAGTAACATATTCTACTGTGGTTGACGCATTGCTGTCAAAAGATACGAACCATTGACCTAAACTAGAACTGTATTCAATAATGTCATTGGCTGCTGCAACTAAATTTCCCCAAGCTACTGTACTGCTACCAGGTGCACCAACATCTTCAACAATTAAATACCTAACACCATTGATAGGACCTGGTAAGCCTGCATTTGGTCCTGAAGTAAGAGGATTAACCACACTATACACTGGATCTAGTGTATTTTGAGGTAGTGTATCTGGATCAATACTATAAATTAACAACCTATCATCAAGTGGATCAGGCACAATAGTACCAACAATGTCAGTTGTCATATATGGATTTTGTAACCATATTTGAGATATACCAGGTCTTACAGTGCCATATACATTTAATAAACTTGACCAATATAATGCGGTACTTGGGTTGGTTGGATTATCTAAATCACTGTTGGGCGGATTAAACGGTTGGTCAGCAGGTAAGATTTGTAGTGTATTGTTTATCAATAGGACTTTATAACCATATGGTGTAATTTTTTGTCTGGTCCCTAATAAGAACTCATCATTCTGCATATCTTCTAATGATGCGCCTGTATAAATTGAAGCGATGATCTTATGTATGACTCCCATTTTCTTCAACTTAGCAGGTGGTGTTAACCAAACTGGCATATAAAATTTCCAACTCATTACGTCTATTGGATTTCCAGTTCCTTGTGGGATGCTTCTACTAGAAAAAGTTAGCCCATCTTGAAATACAGCACTTAGGGATGTCCAATCAACATAATTATCCGTGCTTTGAATCTCTAATGCCGGATTAAATAATGTACCTAATTGCTCTAGTAGTTCTAATTTTTGATTATAATTAGTGGTCCAAAAATCTACAGTAATTCTTAATGTATAGGGAACTGGCATTATTCTTTCAACAGTAAATGCTTGACCTTGTGTAGTGTCATAACTCTGAGTTTCTGAATTATATGCTCTTTGTCTTACATTGATTTTATCAACAAATGTAGGATCTTGTGTCCATCTTTGGTTATATTCTAATCCACTTATATAGTATGTAATTAATGGTGCAGATGGTAGATTGCTTGCACTGTTATCAGCAATAATAGTAGCGGCTTGTCTACTGCTATCTCCATACATAATAGGAACTCTAACTAATATTAGATTACCTGCAGGATCCTTACCTTTAGTAACGTACCAATTTGAAAACACCTTGGCAAATTGAATTAAAAATCTTCGTAACTGTTGATCGTAAAAGAAGGCAGCCAAAATATAAATCCTCGTATAAATAGTTGTAGTTCGCGGGAGTGGAGTCCCCAACTACTCTAATGTTATAAGGGAACATCAGCATGAGTATTTATCTATACCATAAACGCCATCGTAAAACCAAATTAAATTATTTTGGGAAAACTACGGTCGAACCCTATTCTTATCTTGGTTCTGGTAAATATTGGAAACTACACTTAAATAAACATGGTTCCGATGTAGAAACTGTCGCTGTTTGGAAGTTTGAAAATCAAGAAGAGTGTACTATATTTGCACTGCAATTCTCTATGGAAAATAATATAGTTGAGTCTAAAGAATGGGCCAATTTAAAACTTGAAGATGGTAAAGATGGCGGAGATCCAGGACCTCAAGGTAGAAAAAAAATCTCTGAAGCACATACTGGTAGAAAACATTCCACAGAAGAAAACGAGCGTAAAAGTAAACGACAAACTGGTGTAAAACGGTCACCCGAATATCTTGCTAAAAAAATAGGACTAAAATATAAAAAACCCAAAGAAAGAACTAAACCAAATAAAAATAAAGGAAGACCGTTACCTAAAGAATGGGTCGAAAATAGTGCAAAGTCAAGAACTGGTATGAAATACTCTATCGTAACATGTCCGCATTGTAGGAAACAAGGGGGATCATGCACTATGCCTAGGTGGCACTTTGACAATTGTAACCTTAAAAATAGTTAATGTTAAACTTTGGGTGGTAGAGGATCGGGGGTAATTTGTAATATAGTAGATAGTGCTTGTTTCTCAGTAATAACATTACCCGTAGTAGACAAGAACACATTACTATCATTAATAAATCCTGAGAGTAATGATTTGTCAGCTTCAGTGAACCCTGTATCAGTTCTTACATTGCTAGAAATTCTTATCCATAATTTACCATTCCACCGATATAATACTTGTGGTAAGTAATCTATTCTTAAGAAATAATCTCCAACCTGTGGATTTTGTGGGAATGCGATTCCTGATCCAGTCGGTGATGCACCTGTTGCACCTACTGCTCCTAAGGGGCCAGCAGCAGCTAACATATTAGCGGCTTCGACTGCACCCACTGAGTTTTGTGGTAATGGATATAATGGTGGAGTATTAGTTATACCAGTTGGTATACCATTTGGTGTAGAACCATTACCAGTTAAATAACCAACTGTATATCCAAATGATCTTGGAGTCGATCTAGCAATGAATTGGAATCTAGGATCACAATCAGCACGGAAGTCCATTTGTTGTGATACCGTTCCAGTAAATCCGGGTAATTCAGGATCTTGATCAGCAGTTGCATAAGTGTTATCAGCGGTCCCGTATGGACCTGTTATCATACCTGTTGAAGTAGCAGTTAATACCATATCTCCTTCAACTGCACCTGATCCTGATCCTATTACTTCAGGTGCTATTTCAAGAATTTGTAAATTAACCTGCATGAATTTGTCAATGGGTGCTGCATCAACCGTCATGTCCCAAATACTTTGTACTACATCTTTTTTAATTCTGAGTACTGGACTGGGATTTTTATACTGAGCACTTTTCATAAGTGCCACTGTGCCTGTTGCTACAGTAGGACCACTTGGTGTGGGTACTAATACTCCTACGGGAGGAGCAGGTTGATTGTATTTGCCTGATAATTGCGTATTAGTTTCATACTTACCATATGTAGGAACTATGTAAAGATTACTTGTATCATATCCCGACAATGGTACAATTCTAGCTGCCTCATTAAGATTGGCATTATTAATTTCAATGTTTCTATTATAAGTTGCTAGTATATCTTTTAGGTTTCTTGATGTATCTAGTTCCCAATAATTTGGATCGGGAGGTGTTACTCCAATTGGTACTTCGGTTATAGAGATATAATTTTTATCCCCGTAGGTAATAACATATCCAGGTGGATAAGTTCTACCTTTATCCCATAGTCCTAAATAATTGTCTTGGTTAACTGGTTCTGTTAAAATCTGTGAGAATTCCTCGCTATCTACTAATGGTTCGCATTTAATTCTCCATAAATGCGGATACCAAGTTGGAGAAAACCCCTCACTGGCATAGTTACTGTCAGTAATTTGATAAAATCTTTTAAGCGCAGTTGGAATTGTTTCTCTAAGTGGGTTATAGTCTAATAAATGTGGTAATTCTAATACATCACCTACCATTAACTTACGACCTACAATTTCAATCATGTCATTGTAATGCACCGTAATAAAGATAATGTCATTGTTTAAAAATAAACCAAATTGACTTAAATCAAAGTCTAGGTTTTGTACACCATAATGTCCACGCAACCTATATATACTAGTATCATAAGTTCTATCTCTGTTTTCTAAGAATAACAAATCTTGTATATTGTTGGGGTTTAATGCATCATATTGAGGTTGTGTATAATCAATTGATGTACCTTGATCAGTAGGACCTAAATACTTATGTATGTATAAATCAGTTCCGCCCGCAGTAAATTGTTCTGATATATTCCTATCAAAAAAACGGTAATCGTTAGATTTTACTGTATGGTAAAGTGATAAGCGGGGCATAGAGTATTTATCTGTTGTTTCTATACAACTAAATATCAGAGGCTTGACAGAAACGTCAAGCCAGTGTAAAATAAGAAATCATCAAGAAACGGAGTTAGTATGAGCCGAAAAGCAGTGTCACAGTTTGTCGTAAAAACCCTCAATCCCAAGGATGAGGATTCTAAATATTACGGAACTGAACCCGAGTTCAAAGAGCAACCTACAGTTGAAGGTCGAACCTCAGCACTATCGAACGGACTTCGTTGGTATAGCCGATTCTTTAGCCGAAAGGATGCTAAGGAATTGTTGATTCAATATACCGAATTTAAAGGTAATCCTGAACAAGGTAAACTTCTGCGTAAAGTAGAAGATAGTGAAATTGCAATGTCTCTTTGCTGGTTGGCTCGCATGAATATGCGTGGACTGGTATTAACTGATGAAGAGCAAACAAAGGTAAACAATGAACTTTTCCGATTGACGGAAACATTCACCAATCCACAACTTGCTAAAGTAAGTATGACTTCAGTTGCAAAAACGGATGAAAAAGAAGTTAAGGAAACCAATCGTCCTAATGTACAAGAAATTATGCGAGAGAAAGCTTCCGAAGTAGCAGGGGAGCTTGAAGGAATTTTTGATGAATTTATCAAAGATGGTGCAAAAGCTAGCCATAGTTTTAAAATCATTGATGAAGTAAAAAAGAAAAACATTCTATCCCAACATGTCTATATCATTAGTGATGTTTGGAAAAAGAAACTAGCGGAGTTTTCACTGGTTCTAGAAGGTAAAGATAGCGACTTGGCTCAAGGTTATGCTTTCTTGACCAAAACTCAAATCAAAAACATTATCAAATTCATTGAGCAGGTTCTCAGTGAATTGAATAGCTATATTTCCGTTAAAAAGACTACCCGGGCACCTAGGGCTCGCAAACCGGTTTCGGTAGAGAAACAAGTTTCAAAGCTGAAATATCTGCGGACATTTAAAGATGAAGCCCTTAAACTAGACTTGACTAGCATTCATCCTACTAAACTACATGGTGCTAGTGAATGCTGGGTCTATGATACCGCTAAGCGTAAGCTCCATCATTATGTTGCTGATGAATATAGCAAAACGTTTACGGTTAAAGGTAATACTATTTTGGGTTTCGATACTCGTAATAGTGAAATGAAAACATTACGTAAACCTACTGAGCAATTGAAAGAAATTATGGGTAGCAAGCCGGCTGCTCGTAAATACTTTAAAGATATCAAAGCAGTGTCTACTGTACCAAATGGTAGGTTCAATGAAAATCTTATTATTTTAAAGGCATTTTAATATGACAAAACAAATTGATTTAAACAAGTATAGCGAATTTGTAGAGGCTGTAACTAGCCGAGACAGCAATGATTTAGCATCATTCATTAACCGTCTAGATTACCTAGATGGAATGTGGGATGATAAACTTGAAGAAAAGGGACCAATGATTAACGTTCCTCTACTACTTACTTCAGCGATTGGATTAGGTAGTGAAACAGGAGAGTTCCAAGAAATTGTTAAGAAACTGTTTTTTCAAGGTAAACCTCTTACTGAAGAAAATAAGTTCCATATGAAGAGGGAGTTGGGAGATATTATTTGGTATTGGACCAATGCATGTAGGGCACTTAACTTAGATCCCAATGATGTTATTTCTGAGAACGTAACTAAATTAAAAGCAAGGTATCCCAGCGGAGACTTTGATCCTTTTTACAGTGAGAATCGTAAACTAGGAGATTTGTAACATTGATGATTACCTGATAAATATAGTTATTATCAGGTAATCATTATGAGTATAGGACCAGTCGCAAGTGTTTTAAGTACCCCATCTGGATTCACACTAGATCAATTAAAACAGGCATTATTTAATAACGTCAGTCTTAGATTGGGTCAAGGTATCATTGATTTAGAACTTGATCCTCAGCATTATGAGGCAGCGTATAATTACGCCATTAAAATTTATAGACAACGGGCACAAAATGCTACCGCTGAATCTTATACTTTAATGACGGTTATTAAGAACATTGACACTTACACATTACCACAAGAATTTATCAATGTTCGTTGCTTGTTCAGAAGAACGGTTGGTTTAGAAACTGGACCTAGTTCAACTGCATTTGATCCTTTTTCAAGTGCTATTCTCAATACCTACTTGTTGAATTATAACTATACAGGTGGCATGGCAACATACGATTTCTATGCTGGCTATGTTGAATTAGCAGCAAGAATGTTTGGTGGATATGTTACATATACGTTTGATCCAGTGACAAAAGTATTGCGTGTGGTTAGAGATTTTAAAGGTACTGGTGAGCGCATTCTTATTTGGGCCGATGTTCAACGAACAGAAGAAGTCTTGTTGCAAGATCCAGGTGCTGGTGTTTGGATTGCTGACTTTGTTCTAGCAGTTTTAAAAGGTATCATCGGCGAAGCCCGTGAAAAATTTGGTACGATTGTAGGCCCAGGTGGCGGCACTCAATTAAACGGTGCAGCAATGAAGGCTGAAGGTAAAGCGTCACAAGAACAGTTAATTGATGAATTAAAACGCTATGTGGACTATTCCATGCCCTTGACATGGATCCAAGGCTAAAATGAAAATTGGGGAATTACTTAGAGAAAGTAATCAACCCATAGTTGACTCTAACCACATATATACATTAGCAAAAAAAATTCACCGAAATTATAATGACTTTGGTGAAGGGGATTTATCTGACAGAATCTTTTGGTTTGATCAATATAAATTAGTTAACTTACCTTTATCTAAATTAAATTTGAATGAATGGGACATAGATGAAGATTTAGTAGCAGACCATATTGCTCAAATAATGAAGTCAAAACACACAATGCCTCCCATAGTGTTTGACCCAATTCAGAATTCTATTATTGATGGCACACACCGCGCAAATGCGTATGCTAAATTAGGCTATGATACTATACCTGCTTATATAGGTTCAGTTAAATCTGAACATTATGGTGAGAGTGGTGAATCAGAAGAAGATTATTGAACCTAAATACTTTATTTTGTAAAGCTCCTGTAATATAATATATATTTACAGGAGCTTACCACATGATCATTGGAATTACCGGGTTGATAAATTCTGGCAAAGACACTATTGCAGATTATCTAACTACATTTCATGGTTATAAAAGATTAAGTTTTGCCGCTTCTCTAAAAGATGCTGTAGCAGCCGTGTTTGGTTGGGATAGAACGCTGTTAGAGGGTACTACTAAGTCTAGCAGAGAATGGCGTGAACAAGTTGATACTTGGTGGGCA